CTAAACCCATAGCTATAAAACTATTACCATATACTAATCCTCGCACTTTAAATCAGAATTCTTTGTTCCATAAATGGTGTGAACAGATGTCTAAACACTTTATTGCAAAAGTTCCCAACGCAACGAAAGAAAATATGAAGCTTATGATGAAACAAAGGTTTCTTGGATTAGAAGATATCAAGGTTGGTAAAACGGTAATCGAAGGTCAGGTAAAGCACACCAGCCACTTAGATAAAGGCGAAATGGTGTATTTTATGGATAACGTGTATCATTGGGCTAGAGATAATGGGGTGTTATTAGATGTTCCAGAACATTCGGAATATCAAAAGCTAAAAAACCAACAGGAGGTTTGAATGGCTAGGGTAGACCCAAACGTTTTACTAGAGTTTGCAGACACGGACAGACAGCAAGAAGTTCTCAGCGCAGTTATTAAATATGGTTCTAACACCAAAGCCTCTGAATTTTTAAAATGTAATAGGCGAAGCGTTGATAAACTAATAGAACGTCTGTCAAGAAGAGCCGCATCTCAAGGCGTAGCACCTCATCGAGATGTTAATCATCGAACAATGGACGGATTCAACACTAAGTTTGTTACAAGCAGATATGACGGTGAGGGTAATTTACAAGGTCAATATGTAAGGCAAGAAAAAGAAAAGTCAATTAGCCTATCTGAAGTTATTGAAGCTATTGAAGGCTTTGAATGGAAGCCAGCACCAAAAATCAAAGCTGAAAAAGGTCATGATACTGAACTTTTGACCCTTTATACGCTAACTGATTTTCACTTAGGTTGTTATGCATGGAAGGCTGAAACAGGCAACAACTGGGATATGACAATTGCAGAGCATGAAGCGTTGTCTGCAATTACCAGAATGGCTGAAGGATCACCAAATAGCGAGGTGGCAATTTTAAATTTGCAAGGAGACTTTTTGCACTGGGATGGACTGCAAGCAGTTACACCAATTTCAAAGCACATACTTGATGCTGACGGTAGATGGGGAAAATTAATTGAGTTATCTTTAACAATAACAATGCAGTGTATTGAAATACTTCTTTTAAAGCATAAAAAAGTAAAATTGTTAGTATGTGAAGGCAATCATGACGAATCTGGCTCTGCGTGGCTTAGAAAGGCCGCTAAGGTAATTTACAAGAATAACCCTAGACTAGAAGTAGATGACACTGAGTTTCCATACTACGCACATTTGCACGGTGAAATTATGCTTGGATTTCATCATGGACATAAAAAGAAAAATGCGGCATTACCAACGCTTTTCAGTTCAGAGCCTCGTTACAGAAGTATGTGGGGTAATGCAAAATATTGTTACATTCATACAGGACATTATCATCATGCAGAACAAGATATGTCAGAACAGGGTGGGGCAATTGTCGAAAGACACCCAACGATTGCAGGTAGCGATGCTTACGCGGCAAGAGGTGGATACATTTCATGGCGAGCGGCTCACGCCATAACCTATCATTCAACGGCTGGTGAGCATTCGAGAAAGACGGTCGTACCGAGCTTAAAGGATGAGTAATGTTACTAAGTTACACTCAGGCTGTCACAATCTTAAAAAGCTATACTGTGATTGCGGACATACTTTGGAGTACTGGCTTGGGGATGACAATTGCGCTTACGGTATTTGCCCTCGTTGTGATCTTGATATGCCTGAAAAAATTACTGTCAAGGAAAAAGACGAATGGGTAAAGCATTAGACAGTCAAATAGGTGGCGATCATTACAAACTACCAATCCAGCCAGTTGAGTTTATATACAAAAATCGACTTGATTATTTAAGGGGAAATGTCATTAAGTACGTAACCAGAAAAAAGAATGGCGCAGAGGACATACGCAAAGCCATACATTATTGCGAATTATTGTTGGAGTTAGAGTATGCCAATAAAGATTGATGCCGCAGACACGTGGACGAGCAAAGTCGTTAGACTGAAAGCTAACTACACCTGTGAGCATTGCGGATTACAAGATGCCAGAATGGAGTGCTGTCATATACATGGTAGACGAGCAAAAAGCGTCAGATACAGTTTAGACAATCTTGTTTGTATGTGTCACGGATGTCATCGCTACTACACAGAGAACCCCACAGAGTTTACTGCATGGTTATTAGAATACTTAGGCATAGGTCATATGGATATGTTGTTAGAAAAGAAAAACCAGCTAATGAAAACCAACAAACAACTTAGATCAGAAATTGCCAAACATTACAGGCTAGAGCATCGCAAGATGGAAACTGACGAACACTACAGCCCTGTATCATTTAATTAACAAAACAGTTGACAATGTAGTTTAGATAGTTCATCATTACACCTCAATCAATTAAAGAGGTATAAAAAATGAACAATTATCCAAAATGGGATATTCAAAGATATCCGCATATCAGTGATTACATTCTGCAATGTTTTCGTCAAGATTTAGATAGAGATGAAACTTATTGGGCTGTATCAAGTTACTTGCTGTTAAAAAACAAAAGTCAAAGGCAAGAACTTTCTGACTACATTGCCCAGCTTGATTCGATGGATGTTTTTGCAAAAGGCCGCATTCCGAAGGAGGTGGCTTAATGAAAGTCAACGAATGTTATTTATCACATCTACGCGCTAAAGACGTTAAACGTATTCGCAGAAAGAATGATTTAAAAGACCTAGCCCTTGCAGGGATCGTATTTTTCTTGTACTGCGTTGTATCTAATATGGGTTACAACGACTGTATTAATTTGGGGGTGTGCTAATGTCTATGTCAATAGCTAGAGACAACATCGCTAACAGCATTCAATCTATGGACGTTAAGTGGGATGGAGACATCATAGACCTAGATTGTGATTGGAAAGATCATTTTTGTTATGCGTTTTTAGATGCGATGGAAAGCTGGTGGGACGATATACTACCTCACCCTATACTCGACAGACGGCAGTTTTTAAAGTTGCTCTACAACGATTCTTATAAAGAAATAGTAGCAGGTGTTTTACGAGATGACATATACCTGACCTTAGAGCCAACATTGCGTGAATTAGTACAAGAAGTATATGATGAAGTAAACAATACGCCTGTAGAGCAGTTTGCAGGTTACAACAGAGGGCAATAATATGTTAGATATAGTAATCGGTGTAATAGGATTAGCAGTATTTGGAGTATTATTATCAGGGGCATGGCTGTTATTACAAGACGCACAAAAAAGATACGAAGAAAGAAACAAATAGACCAAGGCTACCCCTCGCCTTTTGAGCCAGATTAGTCCACTGGTGGTCGCAACGGACTATCAACTATACGCATATGATTAATGCAAAAATAACATTACAACTTGTTGTTTTATATAGATAAAATGCGCCTCTAAACAGGAGGTAGTTATGATGTTTTTTATGGCTTTTTGCTTGCTTGCCTTATGCGCTATAGCAAAAGATGAATTTAATTAACACTTTTAGTTATATGTAGTACAATGTAGCAACTAATGACATACAGGTGATAGTATGGAGTTGCAATTAGTATCTAAAATCAACGAAGCAAATGACAGAGGTTGGGTAGAATTAGTCGAAAAGATCGATGCGATTACCCAGACTTTAACTTATCCAGAGTATAATCGACAGCAAGTTAGAGAAGAGATTTTAAACTGGTGTGAAGAAGTAAACGTAAAGCTTAATCAGCCACCTCCTGAACCTACAATCCCACAACCATTATCCGAAGAGTTATTCGGTACTGAGGTTTGATGCTATCTATAGAGTACAAGTCAACTGGGGAGCTTGTTCCCTATGTTAATAATTCAAGAACACATAGCGAACAGCAAGTACAACAAGTAGCGGCAAGCATAAAAGAATTTGGATTTACTAATCCTATCTTGATAGATCATGATGGCGGTATTATTGCAGGGCATGGTCGTCTACAGGCCGCGCAGTTGCTAAAACTTGATGAAGTTCCTACTATTACTTTAGAGGGGCTTACAGAGGCACAGCGTAAAGCATACGTTATTGCTGATAATCAACTTGCCGTAAATGCAGGGTGGGACTTAGACTCTTTAAAGCTAGAGGTTGACCGACTAACAGAGTTAGACTTTGATATTGGTTTATTAGGGTTTGATGACGATATGCTTGCAGGGCTTATGGAAGAAGAGCCAGCCGAAGGTTTAACCGATGAAGACGCTGTTCCTGATGCCCCTAAAAACCCTGTAACGGTTGAAGGTGATGTCTGGATATTGGGAAATCACAGATTAATGTGTGGGGACTCTACTAGTATTGATGCAGTAGATAAGCTGATGGACGGTAACAAAGCCGATATGGTCTTTACTGACCCGCCTTACGGAATAAATGAAAAAGGCGATAGGTCAAAAAGGAAAGGTGCAAAGTCGTTATCAGATGGAGTTAAATATGGAGATTTTAATGATGACACCATTCGATATGCAGTAGACGCTTATAACCTGTGCGAGACTTTAAAGATACCTAGACAAGTATGGTGGGGTGCTAATTATTATTGCCATTCATTGCCTCAATCAAATAATTGGTTTATATGGGACAAAAGGGTTGAAGAAAAACAAAAAGATTTAAACTCAGATTGTGAAATGGCTTGGGTTAAATCTGAATTTTCTTCAGTAAGAATATTTAGGCATTTATGGAAAGGTTTAATAAAAGGCAGTGAGCATGGAATTGCTAGAGTTCACCCAACTCAAAAACCTATAGCCCTTGCTGAATGGTCATTTAATTATTTTAAAAATGTAAATACTGTATTAGATTTATTTGGAGGTAGTGGTAGCACGCTAATTGCTTGCGAAAAAACAAATCGTAGCTGTTACATGATGGAACTTGATTGCCATTATGCCGATGTCATTATTAAGCGGTGGCAGGACTTTGCAGGTCAAGAAGCCGTGATGGAATCAACAGGCAAGAAATATAATGAGTTAGCTAATGAAGAAAGGTAATCAAGGTGATGGTGGAGGTAGACCTATAATAGAGTTTACTGAGGATCAAATAACCCAGCTAGAAGCGTTGTCCGCTGTACTTACTAAAGGGCAGATAGCTGATTACTTTTGCATTTCTGAAACTACTTTGAGAGCAATAGAGGAACGACAGCCAGAAGTTTCTGACGCTTATAAAAAAGGAAGGGTAAGACAGTGCGCTAGTATGGGTTCTAATCTAATAAAATTAGCTAAAGCAGGTAACGTAGCGGCTAATATTTTTTACCTTAAAACCCAAGCAGGTTGGAAAGAAACAGAAGCAGAAGTTCAAGAAATACCACCTATTAATATTATCGTAGATAGTAATGCAATTAACCAAGCCGCAGAGTGAGATATTTTGTTCTAAATCTCGTTTTCGTGTCTGCGTTGCTGGCAGAAGATTTGGCAAGACCTTTCTCTCAACAGGCGAACTTCTTAAAGCGGCTGTCAGTGGTAAGAATAGAAACTGCTGGTATGTAGCGCCAACCTATGGATCTGCAAAAGAAATTGCATGGGATATGTTAATTCATACGATACCTGAAGAATATATTAATAAGTCTAACGAAAGTACTTTAACTCTCAAATTAATTAATGGATCAGTTATCAGTCTTAAAGGAGCCGAAAAACCTAATAATTTAAGAGGCAGGGCTTTAGACTTTGTGGTTTTAGATGAATTTGCAGATATGCGACCAGAGGCGTGGTACGAAGTAATTAGACCGTCATTATCAGATAGAGAAGGTTCAGCACTTTTTATTGGCACACCGAAAGGCAGAAACCACTTTTATGATTTGTGGGCATCTGGTGTTAATAACCTACCAAATTGGTCAAGCTTTCAATATACAACTTTACAGGGTGGTAATGTTCCTGAATCAGAGGTTGAAGCCGCTAAAATAGACCTTGATGAGCGTACATTTAATCAAGAATACTGTGCAGAGTTTGTGACATACAGCGGTTTGATATATTATGCATTTAGTAGAGAACTATCTGTCGTTGATTGCAAGGATGATGGTACTCTACATATTGGTATGGATTTTAACTTAGACCCTATGTCAGCCGTAATCTGCATTCGTAAAGGCGAGATGCTGTATGCAGTTGACGAGATTGTCATCTATGGGTCGAACACTGACGAGATGGTTACGGAGATAAAAGACCGTTACCCGAATCGTCATATAATAGTTTATCCAGACCCAGCATCAAGACAGCGCAAAACAAGCGCAGGTGGTCGTACAGATTTGTCGATCTTACAGAACGCAGGGTTCGCGGTTAAAGCCAAGAAGTCCCATGCTCTGGTTAGAGATAGAATAAACGCAGTGAATAGCCGTTTACTAAGTATTAATGGTCAGCGGAAATTGTTTTTTAGTCCTAAGTGTAAGCAAACGATTAAGAGCTTAGAACGACAAACATACAAGGAAGGAACAAGCATACCAAATAAAGATGGCTTTGATCATATGAACGATGCCCTCGGTTACTTGGTAGAATATTTGTTCCCTGTTCGCACAGAATACGATACACCACAACCGACTAGGTGGACTTGATGAGATTGAACGCAGATACAACACACCCCGATTATGATAAATACGAAAGCCGATGGGAGTTTTATGTTCGCTCTTATCTGGGTGGAGAGGATTACTTTAATGGCGCATATTTGACGCGCTACATATCAGAAACTAGTGATGACTATGACCGTAGATTAGACTTAACCCCACTAGACAATCATGCAAAGTCTATAGTTCACATATACTCTAGCTTTTTATGGCGAGTGCCACCCACTAGAGCCTACAACAGCGCGGCTAATAACGTAGCATTAGAACCTTTCATAGACGACTGTGACTTAGAAGGTCGTAGCTTTAATTCGTTTATGCGTGAGTGCCAGATTTGGTCAAGTGTATATGGTCATGTCTGGATTATGATGGATAAGCCAAAGTCTAACGCAGGTACAAAGGCAGAAGAGTTAGCGCAAGACATACGGCCTTATGTGACTATGTTCACCCCTGAAAACGTCTTAGATTGGAACTATGTTAGAACGCCTAGCGGTAGGTTTGAGCTTGACTACCTAAAGGTCAGAGAGTCTGTTATACGTGTAGATGAGACTACCACAGAAACATACTACAGAGTCTGGTACAAAGACCGCGTAGAGTTATGGCATTCGGTAAATGACTTAGATAAGCAGATAGAAGTTGATGACAATGTGTTAGGTCGTATACCTGCCGTATTCTTACCTGCTAACCGTAGCGTTACAAGAGGCATAGGATTAAGCGATATAGCCGATGCTAGTTATATGCAACGCGCTATCTACCAAGAGCTATCAGAAATCGAGCAATTGATTCGGATCAGCAACCACCCGACACTAGTAAAGTCATATCAGACAGATGCCAGTGCAGGGGCAGGTGCAGTCATTAATTTACCTGATGATATGGACGCAAGCCTAAAGCCTTACCAACTACAGCCAAGCGGACAGAACTTAGACGCTGTTAGAGCGTCAATACAAGATAAGATTCAGTCTATTAACAGAATGAGTCATATGGGTGCTGTACGTGGCACAGAAGCTAAAACTATGAGCGGTGTGGCTATGGCAACAGAATTCCAAATGCTCAATGCTAAATTAGCAGAGAAGGCTGATTTGTTAGAGTTAGCCGAAGAGCAGTTATGGTTGTTGTTCTGTGATTGGCAAGATGTTACCCCTGATGTTGAAATATTCTACCCTGATGCATTTGATCTTAGAGATTACGATAAGGAGCTTATGTTCCTTCAGCAAATGCGTTCTACTGGCGTTAAGTCGGCTACCCTGTCGATGGAGATAGATAAAAAGATCGCTGATCTAATACTTGATGACGAGGCTCTAGCGAAGGTTCACGCAGAGATAGAAGAGACAGCATCTGTCCTTGGCGACTTCTCAGATAAGACTCAAATTTACAGCTACCATATTGACGCTGGTCTTGTAACGCCTAACGAGGTTAGAGAAAAAATTGGCCTTGATGAAGTCGAGGGCGGTGATGAGCTTATGTCTGCTAAAGAAGAAGGCACTGGTAGTAATCTAGGGCAGTTCTAATGGCCGCTGATATAGATCAGTTGCGTGATCTTGTAAAGCTTGCTGAAACACATCAGGCAAAGCTTGCAAATGCTCTGGTAAAGCTAGAAAACCGTATAGCAGATATTATGGCTACTGCGCCATTGCGTGATGGTGAGTTGTTCGATTTAGAATGGGCTGTACAGGCTAGGGTTTTATTAAGAGAAGCTATAGACCAAGAGTATTTGACGGTCGTTGATAGTTTAGTTCGAGAGTACACAGGTGTAGCAAATAAAGTTGTAGCTATGCTGAGTCAGTATGGTGACATAGCTAATCTTGATGCAAGTATTATCCAGCAACTACAGAGCTTAACCTTTAAAGGGTTTGAGGACTTAGGTCAGCAGTATTTAGATGTAATAGCCAAAGAAGTTTATGAAAGCACATTAGTAGGCACACCCTTTGCCGCAAGCGTAGCAACGATTAGAGCAACTGTAGGCAGTGATTTAGGTCGTTATGCTAGTCAACAGCTACATGATTCGCTGATGCAGTTTGATGCTTCTGTAAATACCAGAATAGCTTTAGAGGCAGGTGCTAAAGAGTTTAAGTATCAAGGGCCAGATGATGAGGTTACGCGCAAGTTCTGTTCAAAGCACGTAGGCAAGACATACACCAAAGAAGAAATTGAAGAAATCTGGTCTGGTGATTGGGCTGGAAAAATAGAAGGTAATCCGTTTATTGTGCGTGGCGGCTATAACTGCCGTCATAGATTTAGGGCTGTTTTTTAAGGAGACAATAATGCCACAAGGTAAAGGTACATACGGAACTAAAGTAGGACGACCAAAGAAAAAAAATAAAAAAAAGAAGAAATAAGTAATATGCTATACTGTTGATTCACCAATACTCTATAAGAGGTTCGTAACATGAGCGATGATATCATGGAAACACAAGCTGAGACTGAAACAGCGGCAGTAGAAACTCAGGAAACAAAGACGTTTACACAGGATGAACTAGACCGCATTGTTGCGGATCGCGTAGCAAGAGAGCAACGCAAGTTCGATAAGAAGATACAAGGCATTGATCTTGATGACGCAAAAGAACTGATGGCAAAGAGAGAGGCCGCAGAACTTGAGCGACAAAAAGAGAGAGGCGAGTTTGATTCTATCCTGAAGAAAACAGTTGAAAAGAAAGATGCGGAAATACAGAGTTACAAAAGTAAGTTGCAACAGACGCTAGTAGATGGAGCGATTCTTGGTGCGGCTTCTAATAATAACGCTGTCAATCCAAATCAAGTATCTCAGTTGCTAAAAGACCAAACCAGACTGTCAGATGATGGAATGGTAGAGGTGCTAGACGGTAACGGAGTACCGCGATACAATGACAGCGGTGATCTGCTATCTGTTAATGAAATGGTAGCAGAATTTTTGACAGTAAACCCACACATGGTCAAAGCGTCACAAGGTGGCACAGGATCGATGGGTAACGCTGGTGGCTCTACACAGAAGCCTCAATCTGTGGCAGATATGGTTGCAAACTGGAGTAATGGTGGCAAAGAGCAATTTGCCGCGATGAAGAAAAAGTAACCACAAACCACTAATTTAATTTTTGAGGATATAATCATGGCCGCAACAACTTCCACAACTCTTGACGACCTGTTCGTCAATATCGTAGCTCAGGCGCGTTTTACCGCAGAAGAGCAATCCCTAATGATGGGTCTAGTAACTCAGTACAACATTCAAGCACAAGCTGGCAAGACAATTCAGGTTCCTAAGTATCCTGCGATTACTGCCGCGGCATTGACTGAAGGCACTGACATGACTAGCACTACTGTTTCTACTTCTTCAGTTTCTGTAACTGTTGGTGAGGTAGGCGCACAAGTTCTATTGACTGATATGGCAACTTACGGTGACGGGAACCCTGCTGTTGAGCTTGGTACTGTTCTTGGTAACTCTATTGCTACTAAGATTGATACTGACCTTATTGCTTTGTTTGACGGTTTCTCTAGCTCTATTGGATCGGCTGGCGCAGAGATTACTGTTGCTGACTTGTTTAAGGCCGCGGCTACTTTGCGCTCTAACAAGGTTACTGGAGCGATTAACGCTGTTGTACATCCGTTCCAAGCTTACCAGTTGAAAGCTAACCTAACTAACACCTTTGCTAATCCAAATGGTGGCGACTTGCAAAACGAAGCAATGCGTTCTGGTTATGTTGGTACTATCGCAGGTATTAATGTATATGAGTCTGCTAACGTATCTGTAGACGGCAATGACGATGCAAAAGGTGCTGTATTTGCTCCAGAAGCATTGATGATTGCTATGAAGCGCGACTTTAACATTGCGCCTCAGCGTGATGAGTCTCTCAGAGCATTCGAGCTAAACGCCACTGCTGTATATGGTGTTGCAGAGCTTGATGACTCGTTCGGTGTTGAGATTCTATCTGACGCGGCATTGTAATACTGATTGCCCCCGAAAGGGGGCATTCTTACGAGGTTTATATGGCAGTAAATTATCGCGGTGAAAGGTTTGACGGTTACAACAAACCTAAGAGAACACCTAACCATGACAGCAAGAGTCACGCTGTACTGGCAAAAGAAGGCGATAAGATAAAGCTAATTAGGTTTGGACAGAAAGGTGCAGATAACAAACCGCCTAGAAAGAATGAATCAGAAGCAGACAAAGCAAAGAGAAGATCGTTCAAAGCACGATTTGCAAAGCAGATAGCAAAAGGACGTAAAGACAAAACAGCATCAGCGGCTTATTGGGCTGACAAGGTGAAATGGTAATGGCTTATTCAAGCGATGCAGATTTATTAAAATTAATTCCAGACATTCTCGATTTAGGTATCGAGTCTTTTGTTCTCGAACACCCTAAAGCACAGGCTGACATACAGCGTGAGTTACGCATTAGATGGTGGCCTCGCAAGAACATTGCTGGTGAGATGGACAATACCAAGCTCACAGCAACGCAGTTTACAATGGCAAGTGCTTATCTTGTGTTGTGGCGTTATGCGTTACCTCAGTTGACTAACTGGGTAGAAGGTGACAGATTTCAAAGTATGATAGATTTCTACAAAGCACGATATGGCGAAGAGTTAGAAGCCGTATTGGCTGATGGCGTAGACTATGACGAAGATGGCGATGGCGTTGTTAAAGAAGATGAGAAACAGCCTGTCGGACAGCGGTTAGATAGATAATGCAATTCAGCGTTAAAACAAACGCTAAAGAAGTATCAAGGCGAATAGGAAAGAAGGGAAAAGAATTATCAGCAAGTGTGCGTAGGGCTTTATTAATTACTGCACAAGCTGGCGTAGGTATCATTGAGGACAGGACTGCTAAAGGAAGAGGATTTAAAGGCGGTTTTTTTAAAAAGTACAACCCTACCTATGCGGCATTTAGAAGTAAAAGAGGGAGAGGATCAACACCTGATTTGCAGTTTACAGGTAAGATGCTTGGCAGTATGACAACTAAGGCAAATAGTAAACAGGCTGTTATATTTTTTACACGTGCCGCAGAAGCTAAAAAGGCGGCAATGAATAACAAGTCCAGACCATTCTTTGGTTTTAATCGCAAAGAAGAAAAGCAACTAAGTCAGGTCTTTTTTAGGAACTTAAAATGAGCGTAAGAGAAGAGATAGCAGAAAATATCGTTACCACGCTTAAAGGTATTAACAGTCCTGTTGCTGTAAAATATGTTACACGTGAGCCGTTTGACTTTGAGAAGTTATCAAATGCTCAATACCCTGCCGTCTTAGTACGTAGTGCTGATGAAAGCAGAGAGGATGCATCAATAGGTGGATCGACTACCCAGAGAATGGGTACAATAAATTATGACTTGGTTTGTTTTGTTAAAAGCTCTGCAATTGACAGCGCAAGAAACAACATAATCGAGGCGATTGAAGAAAGTCTTGACGTTGACCGTACTAGAGGCAATAAAGCCATAGATACGCAAGTGGTTAATGTTGAGATAGATGAAGGTTCTATTGATCCCGTTGGTGGGGTCATTATTACAGTTCGCATTGTATATCAGTATACTCGCGGCACAACTTAACTTAACTTAAAAGGTAAATAATCATGGCGACTAAAACAGGCGCATCTGGTGTAGTAAAAATCGCGGCATCTGGCGGCTCTGTGGCCGTTGTGGGCGAGGTTCGTTCTTTCACGTTAGACGGTTCAGCAGACACTATTGAAGATTCAGTAATGGGTGATTCTGTACGATCGTACAAGCAAGGTCTTTCGACTAACACATTGACTCTAGAAGTTTACTGGGATGAGGCTGATGCACAGCAAACTGCCTTAGATGAGAGAGCATCTATCGATTGGCAAGTACATCCAACTGGCACTGGTTCTGGTGAAGAGTATTACTCAGGATCAGGAATTGTAACAAGCAAGTCTATTACTGGCGCTTTTGACGGCATGGTAGAGGCAAGCTTTACAATACAATGTACTGGAGCAGTAACTACAGCATCTAACTAAGGGGATTTAAACCATGGGATTAGCAAAAGAGTTACGAAACAGAAGAAAGATACAGGCGCGAGAAGTTGTAGTTCCTGCATGGGGTGACGAATCTGGAGCATTTAAGTTATATTGTAGAACCATTACGTGCTATGACTTAGACCAGTTACAGAAAAAGCACCCCGACTTTCTTAACAACACAACTATCGGTGCAATGGTAGATTTGATTTGCATGAAGGCAGAAGATGAGGGCGGCAGTAAGCTGTTTGGGTCTGCGGAAGATAGGTTAGATTTGATGGGCGAAGAAACAAGCGTCATATCAGAAATAGCCAATCAGATGTTTGCTGAAATTGAATCTGCGGAGGTGGCTGAAAAAAACTAAGAAGCGATCAATCAAGGATGAATCTATTATCTTTGGCTGATCGCCTTCACATTACGATAGAAGAAGCAGAGCAAATGCCTGTCAATCACTTCAATGAGTGGTTGGCCTACTTTCAAATAATGAGCGAGAACGATGGCGACAGATTTTAATTTTTATATAAAAGCATTTGATCAAACCAAAAAAGCATTCGGCTCTGTTACTTCTGGTCTAAAAAAAGTCACTGGGGCAGTCTTTTCTATGAGGTCTGCTTTAGCTGTTACCGCAGGTGCGGCAGGATTTGGACTTCTCGTTAAGAAAAATATTGAGGCAATAGATTCTCTTTCAAAAACAGCGCAAAAGATAGGCACTACCACAGAGGCTTTATCAGCATTGCGTTATGCCGCTGAGATTAGTGGCGTTCAAACATCTACGCTTGACATGGCTATGCAAAGATTCACAAGGCGACTTGCAGAAGCCGCCAAAGGGACTGGTGAAGCTAAAGGTGCTTTAAAAGAATTAAATATTAATGCGTCATCTTTAATGAAGTTGCCACTAGATGAACAAATGTTAATTCTGTCTGACCGATTCTCTAAAGTTACAAACTCTGCTGACAAAGTTAGATTAGCTATGAAGCTGTTTGATTCGGAGGGTGTGGCACTTGTAAACACATTAGGTCTTGGCGCAGAGGAAATGAAAGCCTTAATGCAAGAGGCTGAGACACTAGGGCTTGTAATGTCTAGTGATGCCGCTAAGGGCGTTGAAGATGCTAACGATGCTTTGACTAACCTTAAGTCATTATTTATTGGGCTTGCTAGACAAATGACAGCAGGATTGGCTCCTGCAATACACGCTATTTCTGAAATGCTTAAAAAAGATATGCTTGAGCAAATAGAACTAGCAGGAGGAAGTATTGAGGATTTTGGTCGTCAAATAGCTGTCGATTTTATAGAAGGTGCTAAAAAAGCAGTAAGAGCAGGAGCGGCTATAGGTAACGCTGTAATTGGTACTTATAACGCCATGATCAGTGCAAAGGCAGAATATGATCGTTTGATGGGCAGTAAAACAAATTTTGACGCAATTAAAAAAGATGTTGCAATAATTAACAAACTTCTTGGTACAAGTGCTTTTAATCCAGAAAGAATTAGGTTTTTTGGCGATGATGGAATTGTAGAATATTACAGTGACAGTGAACTTAAACAGAAAAAAAACAATTTACTGTCTTTGCTTAAAAACTTGCAAGAACAAGGGCAAGGTACAAGCTTAATTGATCCTATAGATTTGGCAGACGCTTTACAAAATTTAAACGAGGCACAAGAAAAAACAAAAAATTACAAAAGGGCAACAGATACAATTGTAAATGCTAATGAAAATGCCGCTGACTCTGTTTCTACGTTTAGGCAAGCTTTTGATGATTTTAGTAAAAAACTACCGACTTACGAAGAAGGTATTACAAGCCTTACCAATAAAGCAATGGCAGGTTTTACAAAAGGATTTACAGACGCGATAACTGGCGCACAAAAGTTTTCTGATGCTATGAAAGCGATGGCAAAAAGCGTTGTTGATAGCCTAATTGAGATGCTTGTTCAGTATTACATCACTCAGTCAATATTTGGCGCAATTACAAAAGCATTTCCATCTCTAGGAGAAAATGTAACAACCCCAGCGCCTATTGTTGAAGGAATTGGAACGATGCCGTCACCGCCTAAAGCTATAGGTGGTTCTGTACAGGCAGGTCAGTCATATATGGTTGGTGAGCGCGGCACTGAACTTTTTGTTCCAAATCAGTCAGGATCAATTGTATCTAATAAGAATCTTGGTGGCGGAAATGGTGTTGTTGTTAACCAAACAATTAACGTAACGACAGGCGTACAGCAAACCGTACGTGCTGAGATCGTACAGTTAATGCCCCAGATAGCTCAAGCCGCTAAAGGCGCTGTAGCAGATGCTAGATTGCGCGGTGGTAACTTCTCTAAAGCAATGGCAGGAGCATAACAAATGCCTTTATCATGGCCAACAAATCCAGTTACAGGAGCGCTTGTTGGCATTCAAAATATGTCAATGAGATTACGCAGAGTAGTTGCTGTTTCTGAGTCACCGTTTACTTTAGATACTCAGGTATATACTCATCAGGGTGCGCGATGGGAAGCTGAAATATCGTTGCCGCCATTAAGTCATGCGGAGGCTAGAAGTGTTGAAGCATTTATTGTCGGCCTTAAAGGAAGAGAAGGTACTTTTACTTTTGGTAATCCTTTACACACAAGCACTCTTTCGGCTAACACTGTCAGTAGTGCCGCTATAAGAGCAGAAACTTTAGAGCTAGGTTCAGGTACTGTTGCAGTTCCAGCAGGTACTTATTTTCAACTAAACGATTACCTTTACTTAGTTACAGAAGATAAAGCGGCTAACGAGGCTACGCTTAATTTTCAACCACCTCTTCGTATAGCAGTTACTTCATCTCAAGCGATTACCTATAACCTGCCTAAAAGTCTATGGCGTATGTCATCAAACGATATAGGATGGTCTATAAACGAGGCAAGCATTTACGGTTTTACCTTTGCTTGTATTGAAGCACTATGAGCAGAACATTAACTACTGCAATGAGCAACGCACTTGTTGCTGATACTGTTAGACCTATCTACCTTGTCAACATGGAATTTGATCAAAATATTGCGGCAGGTACTTTTGTTACAGGTCATAAATATAAGATAGTAAGTCTTGGTGATACTGATTTTACAGCTATTGGAGCAAGCGCGAACACGGTTGGAGTGACTTTTACTGCAACTGGTGCAGGTTCAGGTTCTGGAATTGCAAGTGAAAGCCCTGCCCAATTAAACGTCTGGTCTGGTGTCGGTGATTTAACCTATGGCGGTGAAACTTATCTTGGCGTAGGTGACTTGCTCGGAATTAGTCAGATACAAGAAACGTCTGACATATCTGCTTCTGGAATGAATGTTAGCATTACAGGTGTTAAATCTTCTTTTCTTGTTATTGCAAAAGATCATGAATACCAAGGTCGCCCAATTACTGTACGCCTAGGTGCTTTTAATGCATCTGGTTCGTTAGTTAGCGATCCGATTATTGTTTTTAGTGGTTTTATGGACACTATGACAATTGCAGAGAATGGCGAATATTCGACAATTACGATTGCGGCTGAAAACAAACTGGTAGCATTTGAAAAAACGAAGGTTAGGCGCTACACAGCAGAAGATCAAAAAATTGACTATCCGCTTAAATTAGCTAACGGTAACGACAACCCTAACTATGACGCAGGGTTTGAGTTTGTTACTGCGATTGTAGAGAAACAAATTATGTGGGGTCGTCCAACTGGATCATCACAAAACGGCTCAACAGGATCATCAGGAAATCGAGGTGGAGTAGGAAATAACGGTGATTGGACTGCGGCATGATTATAGCGCACGAGTGTCTAGCTAACGTCAAAGAAGACATGAAACCTTTGCTTGAAAAGCATTGGGAAATGGTGGCGTTAAATCAAGGAACAATAAAGCTAAATCCTGATTGGGAAGAATATGCTCGATTAGATGCCGCTGGTATACTTAGAATATTTACGGCAAGACAAGATGGCGAGTTGGTAGGGTATTGTGTTCTTATAGTTAACAAAAGTCTGCATTATAAGGATCATATATTCGCTAACAACGATGTTGTTTTTGTTTTGCCAGATCACAGAGCAGGTGCTACTGGTTACAAGTTAGTTAAGTATGCAGAAGATCACTGCCGAGAAAATGGCATATCTTTATTAAACATCAATACTAAAGTTCACATACCTTTTGATGATCTTATGGTTGGAATGGAGTTTGATCTTATTGAGCGCATTTACTCTAAATGCTTTAAGGATTAATTAATGGCGATTACCTTTGTAGCAGGATTAGCATCTGTCGGATCAGCAATGATTGCGGCAGGTGGTCTTATCTCTATAGGCGCGGCATTTGGTGCTTTTGCTATAGGCGCAGGTTTATCTTTAGTTTCTCGCGCTCTTGCTCCTAGTCCAGACTTAGGCGCACAAATGGCAGGTCAATCTGTTATGACTAGAGACGCGGCACATTCGCGTAAGATTGTTTATGGTCGTGCGCGTATTGGTGGCAATGTCGTTTACTTAGAGTCTACTGGCACAGATAACAAATACCTTTGGCTAGTGACTGCAATTGCAGGGCATGAGATAGATGCGTATGAGCAAGTATGGTTTAACGATCAAAAGGTCTGGGAAAACGGTAATTTTACCTCTGCTTGGGCGACTCAGGGCAATTCTGCAACTTCACCTTATATTGACATTGGTTTTTATAAAGGAGATCAGACAACTGCTGATAACAACGCGCAAAGAGGTAGTGCAAGTTTAGTTGAAAACTCAACCAAGTGGACTGATAACCATAAGTTATTAGGCACAGCTTATATGGTTGTTAAGTTAACCTATGACCAAGACAAGTTTGCTCAAGGCTTGCCAAACATATCGACTGTTATTCGTGGTAAAAAAGTTTACGATGCACAAAAAGATAGCACTAGTCCATATTACGAATCTAGTCTAGGTGTAAGTACACAAAGAGAAAATAATTCTGCTACATGGCAATGGAGTCAGAACCCTGCTCTATGCATTAGAGATTACCTTGTTGACGTTAGATACGGATTAGGAGAGTCTGTTGACAATATTTTAAGGTCATCAATAGATACTGCAACAGATGTTTGTAATGAAACAATTACACTCTCTGATACAACATCACAAGTTCGTTACACGATGGACGGAGTTATTGACACTGGTAATTCTATTAAAGCCAATATAGAGAACATGACAGGGGCTATGATTGGACGCTTGGTTTACTCAGGCGGCAAGTTTGAACTACACGCAGGTAAATACGTAGCTCCTACGGTTACGATAGATGAGTCAATGATCATTGGCGAGATAAGCGTTCAAACTAAGCAGTCAAGACGAAACGCATACAATGGTGTTAAAGGCGTATTTCTTAGCGAGACTGATAACTACATACTAGCAGACTATCCAGCACAAATATCTAGCACTTATGCCGCGCAAGATGGTGATCCTATTTACCTAGATATGCCTTTGCCTTACACGGTTAATAATATACGCGCTCAGAGGCTTGCAAAGCTGGCTCTACAGCGTTCTAGGCAACAAGAAGCCATAACTATACCCTGCAACTTAAATGCGCTTAAATTTAAAATAGGCGACAATATCAGCGTTACTAATACCCGACTAGGTTACTCAGGTAAAGTGTTTGAAGTTGTTGGCTATTCGATGGGCTTTAGTTCGGATCAAATGGTCGTAAATGTTGAGGCTATAGAAACAGCCGCAAGCATATGGGATTGGGCAACATCTGACGAAGAGGTATTTTTAGGCGCAGGTGAAGTTGACCTTTACGATGGAACTGTAGCAATAGCACCTGCAAGTGTTAGTGTTGCTGGTGATTCATTTTTAGCGGCAGATGGTACATTTAGCACTTCATTTAATGTTAGTTGGCCTGATGCTGTTGATGCGTTTACAGATCATTATGTTGTAGAGCATAAGCTAACCACTGCATCTGATTACTTCTCCCAACAAACAAAAAGCAGTCCTTTTACAATAATCGGATTGCAGAACGGACAGCAATACAACGTCCGACTTAAAGCAGTTAACGGTATTGGCGTTTCTAGTGCCTATGTTTCTGCAACACAAACTGCCGCTACTGACACAACAGCACCATCGTTGCCAACATCTATCACAGCAACAGCAGGTTACAAGTCAATTAGTTTAGTTTGGACAAATCCTAGTGAAAAAGACTTTGATCATGTAGAGATTCATCGTGCAACAACTTCTAATGGTACTTATGTTCAAGTATCTATTGCCAAGGGTGGATTTGGTGCAAAATCTGAGCATCTAGATGGTGGATTAGCAGATGCAACTGCGTTTTATTACAAATTTAAATCTGTTGATCGGTCAGACAATAAAACATCTGACTCTGACTTTAATGGTCAAACACCTGTAAATGCCACGACAGATGCGGCTTCTATAGATGGCGAAGATGGTTTTAATACAGCTAATGTATATGCTTATAAAAGATCATCAACTGCGGTTACTGATCAGCCTAGCACAGCGAGAACTTGGACTTTTTCAAGCGGAACATGGAACAACAATGATTTAGGCAACAGCTTTACAGGTTTAATACCTACAGGAACAGATGACTTATATGTTTGCAGTGCGGTTGCAAAAAGCCGACAAACTACAGATGAAGTTATTGTAAGTGATTGGTCTCCCGCACGTTTATTTTCTTCTAACGGAACTAATGGAACTAATGGCGATGACGGAGCGGCAGGTGTAAGAAATGCAAACGGTTATTTGTATTATTCTTTGTCATCAACTACTTCGCCATCTGCGCCAACAGTAAGCGGATACAATTACACAACAGGAGTATTTTCTAACATAAGCTCTAACGGTGGCGACACTGGTACTTGGTCTAAAACACCGCCAGATGTTACAAGCGGAGATGCAAAATATTGGGCAATAAATTATTACGTTACAGAAGCAAGCTATGGTGGGACTGAATCTGTAGATTTAGGCAGTGTATTTGCATCAAGTACCTTTAGTGGCCTAGTCACGTTTACAAGTTTAAATACAGCTTTAGCTAACACAGGTGGAAACATAACAACAATTGACGGTGGTTTAATTACTACTGATACGATTGCTGTCAATAAACTTACAGGTGATGTAACTGAAGTTTACCCGATAAGACAATATTATGAGACAACACTAACAAGCACACCAACGCAGATGGGAGCATTTAGCTTGCCTGCATCAGAACTATCCGTACCAAAGCGCAATAAAATTGATGTCAATGTTGTATTTGAAATAACTAACCAGAATCAAATACAGGGAGCGCAAGCGGCAATCTCGTTTATAATACAGAAAAAAAGCAAAGGTCAAAATGCAACAGAAGTCAGTAGCTCTAGCAACAAGGTAGTTGTTGAGTCTGAGTCTATACAGTATCAACAGCTAATAAGCTTAACAGGCAATCAAATTGACAAGATCGATTTAGTTGGTGGGGTAGCGGCAAACGATGATGCATCTGGCACTTATGAGCCTGCATCAATATATGGCCTTTATTACGATGCAACAGCTAATAAAACTTTTATACAAGTCGCGGCTTATCAGGATGTATTCAGCACTGGCGATGATCTTTATTATGACGAAGATAAATTTGCAAGCTCTGGAACGTGGGTAAGTCCAAGTCTTACAGACACTATTTTTGCTCCTACGCCAATCGACTCAGACGTTGCCTATGTTACAGCGACTACAGCTTTGTCAGGGGTTGGCAGACAAACAGTTATACTACCTTTCAAAATGAGTTACGGCAGAACATCAACTGCATCTAACTATCGAGTTATGGCTAACACGTCAAGCCCTCAATCAGGTATTACATATACCATAAAACGACTAGTTGGAACGATGGAGAATGTATCTTGATTCGCGTTGGATATATGACAACAGACGGCAGTAGTGTAACGCACGAAACAGTCGCTAATGCAAAACTAGCAAATAAATCTATTGCTTTGCTTGCAGAAAATAAAGCAGGTGATCAAAGCATTGATTGTTTTTATTTAGAAATACAAATTACAGAGAGCGTTTGGGATAGATACGCTTATATTGATCAAGAATTAACGTAAAACAAGTAGTATAATATGCTAATACGAGCAGAGGTTTAAGATGACATACCAATTAGTTAAAGACGATACAGCCCCGCAGGTCAAAGCTACTTTAACAAGAGACGATACTGGTGCGGCAATAGATTGCTCTGGCGGTACAGTCCGTATGTATTTTAGAGCCAAAGGTGGCTCAAGTATTCTGTTTACTTTAACTGCGGCTGATGCAGGTACAGACCTTGCTAATGGTATAGCTATCTTTGGTTTTTCTGGTACCAATTTAGATCAGCCTGAAGGGTATTATGAGGGTGAGATAGAGATTACTTATTCAGACGGAAACGTAGAGACAATCTTTCAAGTACTGGACTTTTACATTCGCGCAGACTTCTAATGATTAAGCTGTCTGTTGCGTTCAAGAAAGCAGTATCTGCGATAGCGTTTAAAAAGGCTGTAGCGGCAGTTACGTTTCAGAAAGCAGTAGCGGCAATAACATTTAAGAAAGCAGTTGCCAGTGTTACGTTTAAGAAGGCAATTGCAAAGATTGAATTTGGTGTGTTCTTAATTTTTAAGTTCATTACTGATAACATAGGTACAACAGAGACAGTATCAAAGGCGACCAGTAAGGCGCTAAGTGATAGCCAAGATATTTCTGATAATGTTTCTAACGATTTACAAAAGATACGAACAGATACATTTGCGGCAACTGATGTTGTATCTACAAAAGCAGGTAAGGTTTTATCTGACTCTGGTAGTTTAACTGATTCCATAGATACATTTGCAATTGGAAAAGGGTTAAGTGAAACCCCAGTAACGTCAGAAAATAGATCAACTGCATTCCATAAGTTTATTAATGAAGCATTCTATGCGACTGATGACTTAGATGGAGAGGCAACAGCACAAGACGATCAGGAAATGACATTCGTTAAGGTGCGAACAGATCTTACTAGTGTGACAGATGTAATTAGTATTTTGTTAAACCAAGTCAGGCTTCTTGCAGATTCTTCTGCTGTTAGTGATTCTGGCTCATTACGCAGTCAAGGGTATGTATCTTTTGACTATATGGCAGAGGACTTTGTAGGCGCAAGCCGAACTTTTTAAGGTGATTTATGATTAACGATAATTTAAAGCTACGAGGCGATGTAGCAATAGTAGTAAAAGATAAGGACGGCAAAGTAAAAGACAGCCGTGAAATTCATAACTTAGTAGTCAGTGCAGGTCTTGAGTACATTTGCTCTCGCATGGCTGGTACTTCTGCTAATGTGATGACACATATGGCGGTTGGATCAGGAACTACAGCCGCATCAGCAGGACAAACTAGTTTAGTATCTGCTCTAGGCTCTAGAGAGGCGTTAGACAGCACTACGGCTTCTAGCAATACGATTACCTATGTATCCTCGTTTGAGGCAGGTGAGGGAACTGGAGCGGTTACAGAGGCAGGTGTATTTAACGCTTCATCAGGTGGAACTATGTTATGTCGTACAGTGTTTGCTGTTGTCAACAAAGACTCTGACGACACCATGAGTATCACTTGGACTATTACTTTAACTGCATCTTAATTAGAAGGGGCTTCTTATGTCTACAATTGTAACTAGAGCTGGCAAGGGATCGCCCCTTACTAATACAGAGCTTGATAGTAACTTCAGCAATCTCAATACAGATAAAGCCGAACTATCTGGATCAACTTTCACAGGCAACCTATCTCTAGGCGATAACGTCAAGGCACAGTTTGGTGCTAGTGATGATTTGCAGATTTATCATAACTCAACAGATAATTCTTCTTATATAAGAGAATTAGGAGCAGGTAATTTAAAACTACTTGGCGATAATGTACAAATACTGAACGCCGCTGGAACAGAAAATCAAATTTTTTCTGCAAGTGATGGTAGTGTTTATTTATACCATAATGGTATTTCAAAGTTTGAAACCACCTCCACAGGCATAGACGTAACAGGCTCAGTTGTAGCCGATGGGCTTACTGTTGATGGGGATGTGACTGCGACTGGCGATGAAATTATTTTAAACAGCTCTACACAGGCTTTTCTAAAACTAGATAAAGGCTCTTCTAGTAACTATGCGCTTACAAGGTATTACACGGGAGGTACAGAAGATTGGAGAACAGGTACATTTAACGACGGCACATCTTATGTTATTGGTACTCCTACAACTAAAAAGCTATCAATAGCCACCAACGGAGACATCAGCTTCTACAATGACTCTGCGAGCCAAGGCTTCTTTTTCGATAGCTCTACCTCGCGACTAGGGTTGGGGACAACTGCGCCTCAATATGGTATTGATTTAATCAGTGCTACAAACTATCGCAGTATACGAATTGGTAGTACTTCCGCTACTGGTGTTAAAAGGCAAGCAATTGCGGCACGACATTATACCTCTTCAGAAGAAGACCATAATATGATTGGTATGTTTACAGATTCAAACACTAATTCTATTTTAACTATTGGTGGTGGTCTTGGTGCAACAGGAGATTTTAATTCTGTTACTCAAATAGAGTTACATACTGGGAACGGTACAACAACAGGTACAACTGCGGCAATGGCCATCAACTCATCAGGCAACGCCACGTTCTCAGGTAGCGTGACAGCCGACAAATACATAATGACAGGTGATAGTCAGATAGGACAAGACTACGCTTATTTAAAAAGCAACAGTACATCTAACGCAAGTTTAACTCTTAGAAAAGTCTCAACAGGCGCAGATTCAATTGACTTCTTGCAACTTAGAAGTGATGGAAATAGTCTGATTGGTAAAATTGAGGGTGATGGCGATATTTCGTTTAACAGCGCCACGTTCTCAGGTAGCGTGACAAGCACAGGGCTTACTGTAGATGGTGCTACTGGAGAGTTTAGAGGTTCAGGTGCAAATACCACGTACTTTACAGGCGGTGATGACAGCGTTTCTGGCAGACAATTAACTTTATCCTCTGAGGCAAGTGGTAGTCAAAACAACGCTATACACCGACTTACCGTACCAAGCGGATATGGAAGTTTTAACGTCACTGTAAATTCAGCAGAAAGGCTTAAGATTAATAACAACGGTGACATCAGCTTCTACGAGGACACAGGCACAACACCAAAGTTGTTCTGGGATGCGAGTGCTGAATCGCTTGGTATTGGTACTAGTTCGCCTGTAGGTCTTTTAAATTTAGAAGCCTCGTCTGGTAATTCTCAGTTATTTATTACTACAAATGACACTACATCTAGGTCGCAACTTATTTTCGGTGATAGTGCTGATGCCAATGTAGGCGGTGTTCAATACAATCACTCTGATGATTCTATGCAGTTCCATAGCGGCAACGGTGGCGAACGCATGAGACTCCTCAGTGACGGCACATTGCTCGTTGGAGAATCTGACGACTTTATTGCGACTTCTACTACTGCAACAGGTTTGGCGGTAACTCAAGATGGTCGATTCACACTAAGTCGTTCAGGAACTCCAATGAATATTGGTCGGCTTGGGTCAGACGGAAGCCTGATAGACTTTTGGCGGCAGGGAGCGCAAGTAGGTAGTATTGGTACTGTTGATGGCGACTTTAATATTTATGCTGGTGCTTCAGGACATAAAGGGTTACGTTTTGGGAATGGATACATAGCACCAACAGGCAATAGCACTGCCGTAGAAAACGGAACAACTGATTTAGGTTTATCAAGCCAACGCTTCAAAGACCTCTACCTATCAGGAAAAGTAACAGCGGCAAACATCTATAACGCGGCAGGTTCTCAAGTCATGGACCTAAACAATGCCGACAGCACCATTATTAACGACCCAGATAATCATTCGTGCCTATTGTTAACGGGCGGTGATTACGATACTAACTACTATAGTAACGACACGCATTACTTTAGAGGTAGAAGTGCTTTAGATATACACGCGATTATTGATACCACTGGAATCAAGAGTCTTGGTGATTACAAGGTGGGTTCTACTACAGTAATAAACTCTAGTAGAGTAGTTGAAAATGTAACGCTTGGTCACTCAAACACAGGTGCGCGTTTTGAAGCCAATGATTGGATGTATGATACAGGAGGCAAAGCTCGATTCTACTTTGAAGGAGGCGGCAGAACCTTCTTTGGTTCAGATAACGGTTACAACTTTAGAGATGGTGCAGACATAACAAGGTTCACCATAAGCAACAATGGTGGCCTTAATCTGCTGTCAGGCGGTGATGGGCTAGTAGGTTCTACAGTCGCTCTAGCTGTCAGTGGGCAAACTGTAATAGACTCTAGCAGAAACCTAGAAAACATAGTCAATGCATCTACCTCTAAATTAACTCTAGTAGGCTCATCATCAGCTAACATAGAAAACTACGTAACTGGCACAGGTACTCCGACAACAAATTGGAGAACCGTAGGTGCAAGCTCTAACCTTATGACTCTTGGTTCTACTGGTAGTTTAAATATTGCTGGGTCACTCACGCAAAACTCTGACAGGAGAATCAAAGATAACATTGCACCAATCACGGATGCTCTATCTAAGACCTGTGCTTTGCAAGGTTCTACCTACACTAGAACTGATGCAGGGCAAGACACAACCAAAGTTCACGCAGGGTTAATAGCTCAAGATGTTGAGGCTGTACTACCTGAAGCTGTAGGTGAAACTAACGATATTAAAACAATTGATTACAGTAGCGTAGTTGCGTTGCTTGTCGAGTCTATCAAAGAACTTAAATCTGAGGTCGATGACCTAAAAACTCAACTTTCTCAAAAGGAGAAATAGAACAATGGCTATAACCAAAACCCAAGTGATGCAGAGGACCGAAGTCTACCCTGCGTCAGATTCTACAGCGGCCTCTACGACTAACGAAGGTAACCCAACTTTAATGGTCGTTATGACGATTACATTCGATGACACCACTGACGCTGAGTTACCAGCAGTGTCAAACCATGTTACCCATTTGAATCGCTACGATGCTGATGGTGAAGCTACTGATGTCACTGGACAAATTCAAATTGTGCAAGACATCTGTGCCGCGATTTGGAAAGACTAACACTTAACTTTTACTAGAGGACAAGAAGATGGCAGTAGTATGGACAGTAGTACAGCTCGAAAGAAACTCAAGTGACGATGGTGTAATCGTTGCACACTGGCGAGCAAGTGATAGCGAGGAAGTAGGAACTGGTGATGACGCAGTAAGTCATTACGGTAGTTCTTATGGTACTTGCAGTTTTACACCAGA